TGAAGGTTATCTTCGTGCTTGGGCAACCATCGCTCGCACTGGTGTACAACAGTACACTGATGCCGATGGTTCAATTCGTCGTGAATATCGACCGGAGGCAGAGGTGGCCTCTCCTATTAGCTTGGCCTCGTTTGCGGGCAAAGCAATTACTCTTGAACATCCATCAGTTCTTTTAGATAGTTCCAACACAAAGGATTATCAAATTGGCTTCACTAGCACTGAAGTGGTTTATGACAACGGCTTTGTTCGTGCAGTTATGACAATCACTGATAAGGATGCTATTGAACGCATTATGCGTGGTGATGCAAAGGAGGTCAGCGCTGGTTATCGTGTCAATTATGAGGCGATTCCTGGTGTGACTGATAGTGGTGAAAATTACGATGGCATCCAAAAAGATATCAACGGAAATCACATTGCTGTTGTTCGCCGGGGCCGGGCTGGCCCGCAAGTGAAGCTACATCTAGATCGTCTAGATGCTGCCGATCCTTCTTTATTTACTCCCATTGAGGAACCATCTATGACTGCAAAAGTCAATTTTGATGGCGCTGAGTTTGAGGTGACTGAGAGCGTAGCGCTAGCGATCACTAAAGAACGAGATGACGCCAAAGGCAGCTATGCCGAAATGAAGAAAAAGTACGATGGCATGATGGCAGAAGCTTCCAAAATGAAGGAAGAAATGGATGCCATGCGCAAGGAAATGAAAGGTAAAGTTGATGCTGCTGAAGGACGTGCTGATGCACTTACTGAAGAAGTAGACAGCCTTAAAGGTGAATTATCCGAAGCGCAAAAAACGAATGTTGACAGCCTTGTTGAAGAGCGTATTGCGCTAATCGATAAAGCTCGTCCTTCTCTTGATGCTGCTTTTGATTTTACTGGCAAAACTGCTCGTGAAATCATGGAAACTTCCATCAAAGCCGTTCGTAGTGATGCTGATTTATCGGACCGTTCCGATGATTATGTAACTGCTATGTTCGACACCTTAGCTGAATCAACCTCCCGTGGTGATTCTGCTGCTACAGAAGAACTGCGTAAAGCTGTTGCTTCTCTTGTTTCTCCAATGTCTGCACCTTCGTCCTACATGGACAAATTGCAGAATGCTTGGAAATCCCCTCTCTCCGTCTCTAAGGAGCGCTGATCCATGGCTGTAACTTTTACCACGTCAGGGACTGCTTCTGCTGGTGGTGTGCAACAGAGCTATGCTCTTGCGCAAACTGCTTTGCTGGAAGGTCAACTCTCTGATATTCGCGACAATACCATTGGCACCTATATCAACGAAACTGCAGTTACACTGCCTTTCGGTGATGTACAAGTGTTCAACTCTGGTGGCACCGTAGCTAATTCTGCTAAGACCCTTTCAGCTAGTGGCGATACCGTTGTTGGTATCAATGTTCTCACTTATGTTGATGAAACCGCTTTGAATGGCGATAGCCGTCCTGGCGTGAAAATTGACCAAGTGCTTAACGTTGCTAACGAAGGTGCTGTTGCTGTTTATGTGACTGGTGCCGTCACCCCTGCATCCGTTGTTCGTGTGTTGTTCTCAGCAAGTGGCACTGGTAAGGCTGGTCAATTCAGTCATGCTTTTGCTTCAGGTAAGACTTCCCGTCTTTCTAATGCTCGTTTCCTTTCTACTACAACTGGTAGTGGCTTGGCAATTTTGGAACTCAACGGCCCAAGTTTTGTTCTTTCCGCTGATTCTTGATAGGAGGCCCTACTAATGTCTGATTTTCGTCTAGACGACGCGGGTCTGTTTCTTGAGCGTCAGCTTGAGTTCATCCGCCCTCAAGTATTTGAAACGGTTTATGCCGACATCAAATATCCAACCATCTTGCCTGTAACTAGCGAAGCTGGTCCTGGCGCACAAACTTTCACTTTCCGCATCATGGACTCCACTGGTGAGTTCAAATTGATTGCAGATGCTGCTGATGATTTGCCACGTGCAGACGTTAGCCAAGTGGAAAAGAGCATCAACATTCGTTCTTTCGGTGGTAGCTTCGGTTATACCGTACAAGAATTACGTGCTGCTCAAATGGCTAATATTGCTCTTGAGCAACGTCGCGCCCAAGCAGTGCGTCGTGCTTATGAAGAGAAAGTAGAAGCTGTTGCCATGTTTGGCGAATCTTCTGTTGGCTTGGCTGGTTTCTTCAACAATGCAACTGTTGATGTAATTGCAGCTAACAAGTGGTTTACTGGCACTACTGCTAGTGGCACTGCTCAAGACATGCTGGAACTATTGAACTATGGCGTTTCTGCCATCATCAATGCTTCCAAGATGAAGGAGCAGCCCGACACCATCTTGATGGCTTACGAAGACTACAACGTAGTAAGCACCACTCGTAATTCCGATTCTTCGGACGTTACTGTGCTTGAGTATTTCCTTCGTACTAATCCTTACATCCGTAATATTGAGCCTATCAATCAACTGGATGAAGGTAATAGCGTATTAAATACTAATCGTATGGTGGTTTACAAGCGCGATCCTGAGAAAGTGCAACTGCATATTCCTCAGCCTCTCGAATTGTTCCCTCCTCAACAGCGCGGTCTTGAGTTCATAGTTCCTGCTCACGCTCGCGTGGGTGGTGTAGCTCTGTACTTCCCTAAGAGCGTTATTTATGTTCAAGCTTCGGCTTGAGCCTAACCTAGCAATGGGCGTTAAGCTATCATCAGTTCTTCTGAACCTTTTAACATGTTGATTGCTTATCGCCCTGAGCTTGAAAATCCACCCCGCGAAGGTGGGTTTGGTATCATCACCGATGGTGGCATGATTCAACTTACTCCTGGCTTAAATCAGGATGTACCAGAATCACAATGGAGAATTGCCCAAGAAAATGCAATCGTAAAAAAATTGATTACTATTGGGGCCATTGAAGAAGTAAGGGAACGAGTGACTGTGGAAGCAATTCCGCAAGACGTAGAAACCCTTTCTAATCTTCCTGTTATTGAAGCCTCACGAGTCATTGAAATAATTCATGACCTCGATCAACTCGCGGCATGGAAAAAAATTGAAGGGCGCGTGAGAGTACGCAATATTATTGCTAAACGTCAGGAATCCATCAAAGCAGGCAAGGCATAGCCATGGCTGTTACGTATGCAGCATTCTTAGATCGTTTCCCTGAATTTACTCCCCATCCATCGGGGATTGTAAACGGGGCATTGCTCGAAGCTACTGCAGATGCATCAGCAGATGTATTCGGCAGTCAAGTAGACAGAGCAGTGAAACATTTAACAGCACATATCGTTGCCATTCAACTTGCACAAATGGGCGTTCAAATTGGCGCTACAGAAGGCAAGGTTTATGGTAAAGGACTGGAGGCCACACAATATGGCCAAGAGTTTAAACGAATGCTTGAAACCGTCGCTGGCTCTCTTTCAATTGGTTTTGTTGCATGACCAACGTACTATTGCCATTAGCTAATGCCACGCTTGTGTGGTCCGTAGCTTCTGGTTATGTCGTTGAATCAGGCACTGGTAATTACGTTCCAACTGCTACTGGTGTTACTTATTACGCCACGTTACAGCAAAAACGTAATCCACAGTATGATTATTTGCTTGGTGCAGATAATACTGCTGTGTATATGGAAGGACGTTTGACTGGGCCTCTGGCTCTTTCTGGTATCACTCCTGGAAGTTCAGCTTCTGCCACAATCAATGGAAGGGAAGGACGATTTGAGCTATTGCCTAATGAACAAATTGCTGAATATTATTGGCAGTTTTTAGGCACACCAATCAGAGGAATCTTTAGACTGGTTGGTAAAGGAAGCGTACAGAACGTCTGACGCTTAACCACTTTCTCTTTCCCATTGTTGAGGCATTCTCATGCTCTACCATCCCACAGAACTGGTTAAGAGCCAAGACGTAATTGTACGTGTTGGTTCTATTATCGCCGCAAGCGGTCGTCCAATTTTCACTCAAACCGGCGCTACTTTCACTGTATCTGGCGCTCCTACTCTTTTCACGCTACAAGCAGCTACTACAGCTTCTGTTGCTTTCAATGATGGCAACACTGAGTTTTACTTGCTTGGTGGCGGTGGCTTCTCTGATAGCGTAATTGTTACCAGTGCAGCAACAGCTTCTATCACTTCCTACTTCCAGAAGGACGTTGATGGCACAGTATTTGTTCCGAATAGTTTTGACGAAGCATTCCAAGTGATTGCCACTGGTCGCTATGACAAGGAAGCCGAAGTGTACGTTGAAATCAACAAGCAACTTGGCGTTAGTGGCACCACTTACTACTACGACCGCGTAGCTTATGTTGGTCGTGTTATGAACTACAGCGAAAGCTATCCTGCTGATAACTTAGTTGAAGTGACCTTTGATCTTATGAGCCGTGGTCGTATTGGTATCCACCAAAACGCTACTAGCTCCGGCAGCATCATCCCAACTGCTCCTAACTGAGCACTATT